CTTCCCCAACCGGGCCATGTGATTTCATCTTATCTTTGGTAGGGGTACTGGTGTTTTTGAGCAGGTCAGTGCTACATAGAATGGTATTTTTATATTGTCCGGCAGACCCGGCTTTTCTACTTTTTATATTGTCCGGCAAACCCGGCTTTTCTAATGTTTACTTTATATATTTATCCTCTTTGAGTTAATAGTACCAGTTTACTTCCACTCGACTTACGCCATCAACATTCCAATTCCAACCTCAGCAACAGTGCTAAGTGCTTCCTTGATGTAGCCAGCTAAAGTAGTTTCCCAAGACTCAGTCTCAACGCCAAACGGTACCTTCTGAACGATGGCAGTTACGGCGTCATTGACGTGTGGTCGAGGGTCTTGAGCTGATTCAGCAAGGCGAGCTCCGATTGTGTTGAGCAATGGTTGGAACTCCAGATGGGTAATCCACTCAACATACACAGTGGCGCCAGCTGTGGCGCCCGTGCAAGAAATGACAAGTGGTACCCAACCTGTGTGTGCAGAGCCGATAAGTTCAAAATTGGCTATATGAGCAGCTGATTCACGAGGAAACAAGTATGTACGGTCAAAACCATACAGAGGTCCATCGTCGAAGCGCTCATACTGGACTGAGTCAATTTGATACAGTCCAGCTGCTGGCGGGACTTGGGTGGACGACTGAGCAACTGCAGCCACTTGAACCAATCCCTTAGCAGCATCAAGGTTAACACTAGAGAAAACGCGAATCCCAGCACACACTACTCGGTAATGACCGGTAAATGTGTTGAGTTGCGTTGCCTCAGGTATGTTACTCGTGGCTGCAAAGGTGACAGCTCCAGCTGTAATGCTTGCTGTGCCGGCACGTTGACCGTACACTGCAGGGGTGATCCAAAAAGCTCCGTGCCCATTGGCGTCCGCCGTAAACCCCGATCGGCCTGTGCTATCCATGGTGAACGATTTGGTTGATGTTCCAGAGAGGAGTCTGCAACCTTCAGCGTCGTGGGAGAAGGGATTCGCGCAACCGCGAACCATCTTCGCATCCACTGGGTGAATGCGTCGTGATGGCCCGGATTGTTTGCGCGTTGATTTCTTCTTCCCTTTCGCCTTTGGCTTGGGACCGCTCGCCTTCGAAACAACATCTCGGTTCTTAGGTGCCATGTTAACACAGATGAAATAGAGATAAATCGGAGTGTTGGTAAAAATTGATGAAACAGATAAAAATCTGAAAATGGTGCTAAAATAATAATAATAATAATATATATATAATACAAGGCTTGTGTAATCTTAACTACGTGTAATGAATATGCTTATAGGATCCTCTACTAATAATCCCTCTGGACCCGGAGTCGCCCACTCCGGCTGGACAGTGTCCCAATACGACTCAATTAGTTTTTGCTCGTGCGGCGTTATGTCAAACGCCCGGTAAAACGATAATCGAGTAGCATCGGTTGGCTCAACACACCTGGTGGATAAACCTGCAGCTAGGTAATCCATACCAGTGTGGAGCTCTCCTGATTTCTCAGATCCGAACTTACCTAACATAGCATAAAACCTCCAAAATATTGGAAGGTTGCCTGCTAAGGCAAGTCCGCACCCAGATATAGCAATGCATTTCTCCTGCCACTCCCGCTCCGTTCTGAACATTTTCACCTGACATAAGTCTTTCTCAAGTACCATCCGTGGGTCACGACACATAACCCATTGGGTACCGTCATAGATCGGTGAAGATTGACAGAACGAAACACGCTCAAAAACGTCGGTTACTTGTTCAATCTTCAATTTGAACCCCAACGATTTGAA